GCATCGTATGAATTGATTAATAGAGATTATAAATTTTTATCGGATACCATTTACGAAGTCAATATTACTTATTCGGCAACTAATAGTTTTGGAGGAAGAATTCAAAACAAATATTTAAAGATGGGAGTTTTGAAATTTAATCCAAAAGACACCACTTTTACAAATAGTGTTACATTTGAGAAATAATTGTATCTTTACAATCGAGGTCTTACATTAGAAATTCAATCAAAATTATTAGCCACCTAACTGAAATTAGGTGGTTTTTTTATGTCCTATTATAACCGCTTCACACTTTCCATATTTGTACTATGGAAATAATAAAAGAATGGCTGGAGGGCGATTGTGATTATACGTTTGGAGTTGCTATTTATGGCGATTTACCCAAACACAATCGCAACTTGCTGACTATGTTCCAAAAAAAGGAAAATAGCTTTAATCGTGAAAAACTCAAACACGAACTGCAGAAGTATATTGATGCTCCGGTGGTTGCTCCTATCTTAAAAAAGGTTGTTCCCGTGATCAAAGTCACTTCTGTAGAAACGGCTGTCTTGGCCAATGAAGCAAAACAGGTTTTATTCTTTCACCAATTGCCACCAGAACTGCAACCGGTACTTCTTGAAGCACACCAATTGTTTAAAGAAAATTGCTTCTTGAAGGTACAATTGAATGATTTGCCAGTTTATGCAGAAAAGCAAGCCTTGGAGCTTCAAATAAAAATTGCACGCAATTTCGAGCAAAACGCATTGTGTTGGAAAAAGATTGACTACTTCTTAGAACATCGCGTGGTTCCACAATCAAAACAATCTGAACACCAAAACTTAACTCCTGCAGGACTTTTAAGAAAACAACAGTTGTTGTATGCTTCAATCTCAAAATTAAAATCACGCCTTGCAGATAATAACACGAAACTGCCATTGGCTGTCTATGTTACCGACAAAAACAAACTGAAACGTGTGATTATGAAGCAAGAGGAAAATCTATTGAAACAAAATGAGGAATTACTAATTATAAGCAAATTAATAGATGGCTAAGAAAAGAGCAATGCTTATAAAAACCGGAGACAGCACTTATGATAAAATTCAGGCTTTTTATATAGATCCTGAAAATTATCCATTGAGCCAAACTCTGGAAGAAATTCGAGTTCGTTGGACTTTGGTTGTCAATTTACAGTTGAGAGCTTACAGCAAAATTAAGATTGCCAATATGCTTGTAAAAGATTATGGAGTTTGTCAGGCACAAGCATACATCGACATTCGAAACGCCGGGAATATGTTTGCCAATGTGTTTCAAACAGACGAAAAAGTGTATAAGGCAATGTGGATTGAATGGGCCACAGACTTCTTGAAGCGTGCCAAACAATCAAAGGATTTGAAGAGCGAAGGCAAAGCTCTTGATTTATTGGGTAAATATGGCAAACTGGATGCCGAGGCAAACGACTACAACCCAGAGAAGTTCGCCAACAAAGAAATCACAATCAATTTAAGCAAGAACCTTCAAGGCAAACTGATTGAAATGATTGGCGGTGGTGTGGTTGATTTTAACGCGCTTGATGTAACCGAGGTCGATTTTGAGGAAGTAAAACCAGAAGGAGACAATGATTAAACAATATAAGAACTTAGAGCTCACCATTCCGCAGATTGCTGCCGTTATGGCTCCACAAAAGAATAAGTACTTGGAATGGGGCCGTGGTGCAGGAAAGTCCACCATTATCGCTTACTTTATATATAAAATGGTGAAGCAAATGCCAAGGGCAACGTTTGCCTTGGTTGGTTCTACTTACAGCCAAATATTGTCCAGAACACTGCCATCAACAATCGAGGGTTTGGAAATGTTCAATTTGCACCAGGACATTGATTATGTGGTAGGACGATCCGGCAAAAAGCACGGATATGAAATGCCTTACCAACCACCCAATCAATGGAACAATATCATTCACTTTCCTAATGGCGCGTGCTTCCAGATGGTGTCATTGGACAATCCCAACTCCGGGCGTGGTTTGAACTCCTATGGTGAAGTGGGTGACGAAGCCGCGCTGTTAGATCCTGACAAACTATTCACGAACGTGAAGACCACCAACCGTTCTAAGAAGGAGATCTTTAAGAACGCTTCAATGCTTGGGAGCGAGACCTATGTGTCCTCCACTCCTATCAATAAGAAAGGTCGTTGGTTTACTGATATGGAGTTATTGGCCAAACAAAAACCAAAGGAATATATGTTTAGTAAGGCATCGGCTTTGTCTAATCCACACCTCCGGAAAGACTGGTTCGAAAAGATGAAGGAGCAGTCGCCAAGCCAGATGCTATATGAAGCGGAGATTCTAAACATACGGCCAAAGGAAATCATTAACGGCTTTTATGGGCAACTCAACACGTCTCACTATTACACTGATTATAACAACAGCTATCTTGAGAGCGTTGGTATCATACCAAGAGGCGAACACCTAACGTGCCTACAGGACAACGATATACTAAGGAATGAACCACTTATCCTATCGCTGGACTTCGGGGTGTTTAATAGCTGTGTGATATCACAGCCACACGAAAATGAATACAGGGTGCTCAAGTCTATATGGTGCAAGAACCCGAAGCTATTGGACCACCTATTCATTGAAGAGTTCATACCATACTATCGACCACACGTTGACAAAACGATATACTTATATGGTGGCCACGATGGGAACAACCGCCTGCCTAATAGCAGCCTGACCTTATTCGAACAGGTCATTGACTTACTATCTCAACACGGCTGGACCGTTCACCTAATGACTCAAGGAGCAGCGGCCACGCACTTCGATAAGTACTTACTGATCAATGCTATGTTGAAGGAGCACCAGACACGTCTTCCGGTCATACGTATCAATGAGGACAACAACAAGGATCTTATTGTTGCACTCGAACGCACCGAGGCAAAGGAATCCTTGAAAGGATCTGTTGAGAAGGACAAGAAGGATGAGCGAAACAAACTATTCCCACAGCAACACGCCACCCACCTTACGGATGCCTTTGACATTCCTATCGTCACCCGATACAACGATCTGTTCAAAGGAACCAATGCTCTGCTATCGGAAAGCACAATTAGAACTCTTTAAATAGCATTTTCATATATCCCTATTTTTGGGTTTTGGAAAGTATAAAATTTTATAGGGACAGGCGAGGTTCGAGTTTGGATTTTAAAATGCTAAAACGCTATTTTCGAGTTAATTATTTGATTTTCAAATATTTGCAAATTGATTTTTTAGAATAGAAACACATGAATCGATGTATTTATGTGTTTTTTTTATGTCCTATTTTAAAATGGGTAGATTCTCGACTTTTGGACTATGCAAAACAATATTATTTCATTAAAAGAGGCTTTGGCCGTGATGGCAAAAAAAGACGAAAACAATCGTCTTGTTCCTTTTGATGTGACTTACAGAACTTTTAATTCCACATCCAAAAAAGGTGGAAAATTAAAAGTTTACCCATCTGCAAAGCTTTGTCTTGAAGCCAATCCAAACCGCATTGTAAAAGACACGCTCGAAAATATAATGGAAAAAGAGACCGCAATAAAGAACCCGGCACACTTTGACAACCGCACCCGAAACATTGAGTTACAAACTGGCGAAATCGTAAAGCTTCGCATTGATTTTGTGATCAGTATCAACAATCAAAAAATTATCTACTAATGACAGACTCCACTTTTTTAGGAAACCACATTGCCATTTCAGAATATAAAGGATCTCCTGCACTGGTTACTTTTAAAAACTCCATTGATAAAATGGATGGAACTGTCACTTCCGTGAAAGTTGAAGTAAAAGAAAAAGTGGGAGACGTTGCTTCTTGGGGCAAGAATAACGATTACCCACAACTTGTGATCAAAGAAGTGAAAAAAAACGGAGCTGCTTCCTCTTCCCTTCGGTTTTTGCGTAAAGCACATTACGGCAACGGACTTGTTTTAATCAAAGACGAAGTGAACGACCTTGGCAAAAAAGCACCTCGAATGGTTCCGCTTTCAGAAGTTCCTGCAATAGATCAGTTTTTTAAAAAATCACAAATGAATCGTTTCTGGAAAGAAACAATTACAGACCTTGAATGGTTCTCGATTGCCTTTCCAGAATACATTCTTTCTGACAATTTCGCCACCATAAACCGAGTGAAAAGACAAAAAGCCGCTTGGTGTCGCTTCGAAATGATGAACCAGGAATCAGGACTAATCGAGCACGTTTACATTTCCGAGAAGTTTGGCAAAGCAACTGCAGATCTAACTTCACAATATGTCGAAAAAGTTCCTTTGATTGACTCTTATTGGTCCCCAGAAGAAGTAAAATTATATTGCCAAACCAACAAAATTAAAAAATTCATACGTCCTGTATTTTATCCGCTTCTTGACGAGGCTTATTACCCAGAAAGTGAGTGGCACGCAATATTAAAATCAGGTTGGTTAGACGTGGCAAACTCCGTTCCTGCACTCAAAAAAGCATTGTTCAACAACCAAATGACAATCAAATTCCTTATTGAAGTTGACGAACAGTATTATAAAAATATTTATGATACAGACTGGCTTAAAATGAAACCCGAGGCGCGCAAACAAATTCGCCAAGACCTTGTTGACTCCATTAATTCTGGATTAGTTGGCAATGATAATTCCGGTAAAGCTATCCAAGCAATGAAGTGGACCGATACCAATGGAAAAGAAATATCCGCTATAAAAATCACCGCTATTGATGATAAACTTAAAGATGGAATTTATCTTCCGGAAGCTTCGGCTGCGAACTCTGAAATTCTTGTTGCAATTGGTGTTGACGCCACGCTTATTGGTGGTGCAGGGATACCAGGTGGAGCTTTAGGAGCAGGAAGCGGTTCAGACAAGCGTGAAGCCTTTCTTATTCTTTCGGCTTTGTATAAAACCAACCGAGAAACAACACTCGAAATATTCGAATTCATTCAAGAATACAACGGATGGGACCCAACAATCAAACCAGCATTCGAAAACACAATCTTGACAACACTTGATGCCAACCCAACAGGAACTAAAACAGTAACAGCATGATCCTATCTACAACCCCAGAGTTAAAAAAATACATTTCAATAGCTTCGTCTTTTCAGTTTCCAGACTTTGAGCCTTACATCACTAAGGCAGTAAATGCTTTTACCCGTAAATATGTGGGAAACCTTCACGAAGAATTGGAGCAGGAAGCAAGCGGAACTAATGCAACGATAAAGAACCAAGCGCGTGAACATTTGCAAAATGCCATTGCAAACTTTGGATATTTCATATACATGCCATTTGCATCCGTGATGATTGATAGCTCTGGACTCTCGGTAGTGGCAAATGACCAAAGAAAATCAGCCGAGTGGTGGCAACTAAAAGACATTAGACGTGAACTATTACGCTCCGGACACGAAGCAATGGACTTATTGTTGGAAGTTCTTGAAGCAAATCCGACAGTTTTCCCTACTTGGACCACTGCTTTTGGCATCACAAACAAGGAATTATTGGTGTACAATACCGAAACCTTCAATAAATACTACCATATTTTCAACTCTCGACAAACATTCCTTGCCTTGGTCCCTTCCATTCGCCAAGTCGAAGATCAGTATTTGCAAACAATGCTTTGCCCGGAATTGATTACAGCCTTGAAAGCTTCGCCAGCTTCAAATGTTTTAGCCGTAAAAATCGCAATGCAAAAAGCGGTCGTGGCATTCACCGTGGCAAAAGTTGCAAACGCTGGACTTTTCCTTCTTGACGAAAACGGTCTCCGCGTCAACTTCGAAACCCTTATTGATGGCCGAAAAGAATCCGCTTCTTACGGAACTCCTTCTGATCAGTTAATGAATTTGGTAAACGAGCAAATCAATAACGGCACGCAATATTTAAACCTTGCCAAGCAATTCATCGAAGCCAATCCTGCTGATTTCACCATGTGCGATTTGCCTTTGTTGCAGTCAGGAACAACGGGTTCCGGATATGAGCCTTACAATACACAAGGAGTTTTTTCAATTTAGAATTGTCCTATTTTTTTAACTACAAACAAAATAAATTAGCCTTATGAGTATAAACGCATCAAACAACCCGTATCCAGATAGTCCAGACGCATCGCCAACAAAATTAGACAAAGGTGGTTATGATGGCACTGCCGAAACTCTCGACAATAAAATAAACGAGATCCTTGCAGAAGCAAAAATATTAATAGACAATACTTTAGTAGGTTCTGCATCTGTAGGCTCAATTGTTCCTTCGTCAGTTCCTCCTGCTACTGGTGCAGTTCATGCATTTGCTACACAAGCCGGAACCTACACGAACTGGGGCGGTTTTATTGTTCCTGCTAATACTTTCGCTTTTATTTCAAGAAGCTCAGATTTAGTTTTTAGTATTTCACAAACAACTCTCGATGTTACCGGAAAAGTTAACGTTTCCGATGTGGTAAATACTTTGGTTTCAACCGAAACCACGAAGCCTTTAAGTGCTGCGCAGGGTAAAGCTCTGAACGAAAAAATTGCAAAGGGAATTCCTAATTGGGTAGCTGGTGTATATACAACAGGTGATGAAGTGAACCATCTTGGAAAAGATTGGGTGTCAAATGCTGCAACTATTTCGACGGATGTTCCGGGTGTGAGTAGTAAGTGGGTGGAGAGATTGAGTGGGTATTTTGGTGGTGGGATTACTTCGTCGGAAACTAAAAGCACATCGGGTAAAACCATATTTGATTACTTATATTCAACAGGTTTTTACCAGACAACATTCTTAAACGAGAATAATTTTTTAAATGGAGATTTATTTGATGGTTTAAATGGATGGACTTTTATGTCTTATTTAGACCACGCATTAGCAACTCAAAAGGTTATAGAC